GCCTGCACGGCCGCCTCGCGACAGATCTGTCGCGCCAGATCGAAGGCCTGGAGCGTCTCTTCCCGTCGCCACACGGATCCCGTCCAGGTGAGCCACTGACCCCAGCCCGCGACATAGCGCCAACGATCGGAGTGACGGTCGGCGAATATCGTGGCCAGCGCATCCTCGGTGAAGCGCACGGGCATGGGGCCATCCCCACCCTCGTCTCCGCCGTCCGCGGCGCCAGGATCGTCGGCCTCCTCGATCTCGCCATTGCGGCTGAGATCGCGCTTCCATAGACGTTCCGCCTCCTTGCGGAGTCGTTCCTCCGGCCAGGGCGGATCGATGCGCGCGAGATTGTAGGACTTGATTTCCTCCCAGGCCCCGGCTGGGGAGACATGACCCTCCCGACATCGCCGGATCCAGTAGCCGATCACGCGGGAGAGCGCGTCGAACCGCGTCGTGCCGTCGACGCCGCCCTCCCGGATCGGGCGGGCGAACAGCTCGGGCACGGCGCCGGTCGCGGCATCAGCGCCGTTGAAGTCGAGATCGGGATCATCGGCGCCGTCCATCGGCGGCATGGCGATGATGGCCTCCACCAAGTCCGACAACTCGTACTCGACCGGCTTGTGGTGGAGGATTTCGACGAGCCGCCTTTGGCCGGATTTCGCATAGACGGAGCCGGCGACGCGAATCGGCTGGTGCGCGGATTTGAAGGATCGATCGCCGCCGACCTTGGCGGCGATCATCTGTCGCGCGCGGCAGACCCCGGCGATGTCCTCGCTCTCCGCCGGCTCCGTCAGGCGCCAGTACAGGTGAAGCTTTCGCGCGCCTTCGGGCGTGATGCCGCCCGACGCCACCACGAGGGTAGGCGGCCCGAGGTGGCGTTCCAGATGCGCGCGCTTCGCCGCGATGTCGCCGTGATCGAGGTCGACGAGAACGACCTGCGTCTGGACGACATGCTCGGCCCGCGCGTCGCCCGGGGCGAGGACGGTGCCGGGCACGACGAAAAGCGCCATTCCCGCCGCGGCAGCCCAATTCGCTTGCTGCCCGATCTTGATCGCAAGGTCGGCTTCGGCCTCCAGGAACGGCGTATGCGGGGGCGCGTCGGGGCTGCCCTTCTCGGCAAGGGCGCGGACCGGCGCCCAATGTTCGCAATAGCCGAAGACGACCTCGGTGTAGGTCGCGATCATGTCGAGGTCGGGACCGACTTCTCCCGGCTCTGCCGGTGTCGATTGCGGTTCCATCACGGCCAGCACCGGTTCTTCCAGGCACAGAACCGGCACTCGAAGTGGTCGGGGTCTTCCGTGTGGCGGGGTAGCAATTCGCCGGCATCGCAAGCACGGAGGATGCGAACCGCCTTGTCGCTCGCCGCCTGTGCACGCCCCGCATCGAACGGCACCGGCTCATGCCAGATCTCGCATGTATCCTTGTTGATCGCGGTGAAGAGCGCAGGCGCCTCGGTAAGCCCGAGATAGGCCTGGTAGAGCGCGATCTGGGCGGCATAGACCGGCTTCGCCTTGACCACGCCCCGCTTCGCGATCTCGCGCCAGTTCTTTGCGTTGGCGGACTTGCACTCCCAGAGCGCGGGAACCGCCATGTCGTTAGGGGCAGCGACGACGACACCGTCGGCATGCCCGCGGATGCGTCCGCCCGCCGCCGAGAAGCCGAACTGCTCTCCATGCCGGTCGCGCGTACGCAGGTCGAAGCCGGCCCGGCGCAGCCAGTCGATCGCCAGATCCTCAAGCACGTGTCCGAGCGCGAAGATGCGGAGCGACTGACCGTTGAAATCGGCGTCCTCGTCCTTCGGCGCTTTGACGTATTCGTATTGGAGCCGCCGCTGGCACGCATCCCCGAGCCGGCTGCCTCCGAGGTAGTCCCGTTCGGGGCGAGACGCCTGCTCCGCCACCAGCGCCCGGTCGATCAGCGCATTGACGCCATCGGCGAAGGAAGGCGGCTTTTCCCGGTGATTGAAGTCGAGCAACGCCTCCATCAGAACGGGACGTCCTGGTCGGGCCGGTCGGCGCTCGCGCGCATCGCCTCCTGGAAGCCGTCGACCGCCGATTCGGCGAGCGCCGCCGCATCCTCGGCTGTCAGCTCATTGAGCCGCTTCTCCCAGCCAATCTCGCCCATCAGCTCCGCCATGAACTTCAGGGCATGGCGAAGGGCGGTCTTCTCGCGCTCGTCAGGAGCGATCATGTCGATCGCCTCCGGAGCACGCGATCCGGGCGGTCAGTAGGCAATGGTGTGCGGCGGATTCGCGCGAATCTTTGTATCATTGGGGGCAAGCTCCAGCTGACCCCCTCACATACCGAGACGCTGGGCTGTCTGTCGGAAGGTGGGACAACCATCCCGTAGACTTGATTCTTGTAGCGGGAGAAGTGCCTGCCTAATTTTGCAACTCGACGGTAATTGCTGGAGAATCGAAGCCGATGCCTGCTTTCAATCCGAGAATTTTTACAAGTCCCGATCGCCTGAAACACATTTCGCCCGCACGACTAAAAACATTCCTTGGGCAGTGGCAGGATTACTTTGAAGCCCGCGGTCTCGATATTGCGTCCGCTTCGACCGATGACATGCCGCTCGGCGATATCGCTCACATCCTGATGAACCCGGACGCCTCGGTGCCCGAGGACATGGTCAACGCGCTCTACTACGTCCATGAGACCGCCACGCATGAGGCGATGGAGGAGCTGCTCGACCGCGCCGAAGCCGCGGGAATCGACATCGAAAAGGATTACGAAGCATCGGCTGCCGATGTCGCTGTCCAGATCTGGCTCGCCCAACCAATGCTGCTACAGCGCCAGCACGCCGAGACGGTCGCGTTGAAGCGCTCCAATTTCATGTATTTCGCAGGCTCGGCGCCCAAGAAGCCGGCAGCCGTCATCTCGTCCGTCTCCGAGGCCGATGCCAAGGCGATGCAGGATCAAATGGACAACTGGTTCGAGGCGAAGCGCCGGGGGCGAGGCTGTCGCATCTTCGCCTTTCCGCGAGGCGAGAAGATCTGGCTTCTTGTCCGCCACGGCATGCCAATGCGCCGGGAAGGCAAGCACCAGGAAGACGGCGAGAGCGGGATCGCGTTCTATCGCCCGCAAAAGCACGACGTCCTGATTTACGACAGCGCTTCCGACGAGATCGCCGTCAATGCCGAAACCAAGGGCGAGCGGGCACTCTATCTGAAGACGTTCGGCCTGATGCTGTTCGGCAACGAGGATTATTTCGATCGCTCGGAGCGCTACACGCTCGATCCGCTGCGGGAACATGGGCCCGACGCACTGGCGCACGAGGATATCGAGGGATTGGCGGGCGTCCGTCTCGTCGAGTTCGGCCGGCGCTGGCCTGGCAAGATCGCGGAGTTGGAAATCCGAAAGTCCGAGGATCTTTTCAAGTCCTACGGCGACAACTGGGAGAAGCGGTTGAGCGGCGGTTCGTTCACCCACGCCACGTTCAAGTTCGCCTTCGACGGGACCAAGCGCGAGCGTTCAGTGACGATCCGCCCGGCGAACATCGCGAGGTACGAAAGGGAGTCGGACGCGGAGGTTATCGAAAGCTGGCTGAAGGCGCGCGGCTTCTGGTCTATCCCGGCCGCTGCGGCAGATGATGCAGATACCAAAGTTCTGGCAAGCGCTTGACGATCTCGCGGACGCCGCGACGGACCGGCGCGAATGGCAGGC